TTCTTTTTCTTGTTTATCTTTAATAAGTTTGTGTGCAATACCAACCGTTAAAGGAACCTCACCTGTTTCTTTATTAGGTTCAGGTTTAACTGCCTTGTTCTTTTCGTTTTCTAATTTTTGTTTAAGAATATTAATTTGACCTTGTGCAACAACTAATTGTTTTTCTAATGCGTCTTGGTCTTTTTCTTTATCTAATTTTATTTTTAAAGATTTGTTTTGTGTATCTTTTGGTTCTTCAGTATCTTCTTTTACAGGCATACCTTTTTGTACCATACGAGATAATGCAAGACCTGATAAGAAAGGTATTTTCTTTCTTCTTAAAGCGTCTAGTGATCTGTCAGGCACACCTTTAAATATTTTTCTTAATTTATTTGCCTGATCTATTGAAATAGTTTTACCTGCTAATGCTTGATATTGTCTTGCCAATACATCTAATTGACTATCTGTAAATTCTTTTATTTCTTCTTGTTCACCTAAAATTTTCTTAACCGTACCTAAAGGTAGTTTTAATGCCTTTGCAATTTCTTTAGCAGATTTACCTTCTTCGTCAGCAGTAAATATATCTTTCATTCTGCCTTCGTCAATTTGAATCATATAATCCATTAATGTTCTAATGTGTGTCATTGTTTCCCCTTATAGTGCCGAATAAATTTCGTCCCAATTTTTTACTTTTCTTTTTAAATCTGCCATCATCATTCTTTCAAGTCTTTGTCTAATAGTAATAGCGTCATTACCGATAACTCTAGCATATCTGTCGTGTATCATTTCTAGCGATGTATAAGCAGCCGCTAAGTTAGTATCTTTTAAAATTTCTTTTGCAATATATCTTCTTGCCTCAAAGTGATTATTACTTGCCGTCTTTGCTCTAATATATTGTAAATTTGTTTTAGACGCCATTGTTGCTTCTAACAAATTTTCTCTAACTTCTTTTAATGTTCTACTCATATTCTTTTATCTCTAGTTTTAGTTCACTATTACCCTTGTGTAATCTGTGAAACGACTCTTTGTTTATATAATAATTTTGTCCAACTTCTAATTCAGTAGGCAACTCATTATCATATTGTAATTTCCAACCTGTACCATATACTACTTTGACTTTTCTATCTTTTTTATCTTTATGCCAAAGTAATTGTTCTTTTTTCACACTCTTTTTAAAGACTCTAGTAAAGATGTTTTTAACACCTGCATTATCAAAGTCTTCAAAAGGTTTATAATAATCTTCTAACATTACCAAAAGAAATTTCCACCTCCACTTAAACCTAAACTCTTTGCATATCTAGGCAAATTACACGCCCAATAAGCAGCACTTGTTTTATCTTTTTGTTGAGCACATTTGTGCCTAGCAGCAAAAGATTTTCTCGCCTCTTTGTCATTCAACTTGACTTTTAATCCAGTTGTATCACCCCAAGTAACTTTTTTAATCTTATCACCGTCTTTTACAAAGACATAAAACTTTTTAGGTCCACCTTTTTTAGGTTTGTTTAGAGGAGGATTCTTTTCGTCTTCTTCTTGTATAGGACAATCTAGTGGTACTTTTTGATTTTCGTAATCACCAAACTCTCCAATATCAGTTTCTAATAAAGTTTTATCCCAACTAGTTAATTCAGTTAGTAAACCTTCATTATACAACTCTCGTGCCTCTCTAAACAACTTATAAAATTCTTCACTATGAACCCTATAAATGTTTTCAGCAAACGGTATATTATTCTCTATATGATAATGTACCGATTGAGAAATCTTGTCTTTATAATCACTAAAACTTAACATTATATATTCCTTATCATTTTAGATACAACTTCAGATAACTTTTTCTGCCACTCTTCCTTGTATCGTTCCTTATATTTATCTATTGTTTCACTTGTAGTTGCCCAATCATTTATATCTTTTACAGAAATATCATCACTTATTGGTCTATTTACTACTTGTTCACCAGACGTGCCATCTACTGCAGGTTTGTATGATCCACCTTGATAATTAGGGTCATATCCGTCTTGTCCTGGAGTAACTGATATAGCGTGTTTAGCATAATCGTGTCCTATATCATATGATTCTTTCTTTGTTTCACCATACATTTGTTTAAATTTCTTTGTATGTACACTTGGTTTTGTCTTTGCGTCTTTATCACCAGGTGCAGGATCATTGTCATTTTTAGTAGTATCTGTATTTTTAAAATGATCTGCTCTTTTTGATTTTGTGTCTTTTGACATATCTTTGTAATACTTTTTAGGTTGTGTTCCGTCTTTTTTCTTAACGTCTTTATCTTGTGGCAACCTATCCATATCTTCTTTAGTAGAAACTGCTGTAAAGCCGTAATCTACATCTAAATTGTGTTCTCTCACTTGTGCCTCTCTATCTGCTGGATTTGGTAAGCAATCCCATATCCACGCTTTGTGTAAATTGTTGTTGTTATCTTCTAGTACAATATAATTTGTACCTTTTCTTATCACTTTTCCATCTATATCTTCTTTGATATATTTTATTTTATCTCCTATATTAAAGATCATTTCTCTAATATATAAATCTCTAATTTGATTTTGTTCAAATTCTTGTAAGGTTTTTATCGGTCTAAAGTTAGTATCGTATTCCATACTTGCTACTAATCTCATTCCTTTTCTTACGTCTTTAAATAAATCATCTGCATTTCTGTATGATGATGGTACACCTCTTTTGAAAGTAGTAAAATCATCTTTACTAGCGGCATCCCTCATCTTACTTGCTGACATACCTGATACACCTTCTGAATCTGGATCTCTTTCACCTGCTGATAATACATTAATATTATCAAAGTTATAATATCCGTGCCTACTTCTTACATCATTATACTTGTTAAGTATTGTTTCAAATTCTCTAACTCTATCACTACCTACGACCATAAAGATTTCAGTAAATCCTTGTCTATGTAATTTACTTGCTATATCTAAAATCATATTAGTGTTATTGATTTCAATGTTTCTACTATATCTAGGAAACATCATTTTCATATGAGTTAGTTTTGTTCTAGGCGATAATGGATTCTTTTTAGGATCATTACTTCTACTTAAATATATTTTGAAAGTATCTGCTCTAACACTTGCAACTTTATTAATTAGTTTTTCGTGTCCAGATGTTGGTGGATTAAATCTACCAAATGTAAATGCAATTGATTTTCTTCTCTTTTCGTTTATACTTAAATCGTCTATCTCTTTATCAGTTACCACACCATCATCTAATATCTTCTTACAATATTTGTAGAAAGTTATATAATGGTATTTCTCTAACATCTTATAGATTACTGCTTTAGGTAATCTATTTTTAATTCCAAATTGTCTTATTTGTTCAGGTGACATATCACTATCAAATGCTTTTCTTCTATCTGCTATAACTACATCACCTATTTTTATTATGTCTTCTATACTATCTTCTATTTCTTCTAACTTATCTTTTACTTTATCTTGTAAATTTAAAACATCATTAGTTGTTAATCCTTTTAATTCTTTATAATCTATTATATCTCTTTTTAATTCACCTTTAATAACGTCTATTTCTTGTACTTTTTTATCAAAATCTTTTACATATAAAGAAGGATCAAATTCAAAATCTTCAGGTCTTTTTACAAATTTATTTTTACCTATATCAAATACTGCGTCTGCCTTTTTATTCTGATCTTCATAAGTTTGTTTATCTGTAATAAAATAATAGTTAATAGGATGTCGTGTACCAGGTATTAGTTTACCATTTACACTATCTGGTGATTTAGCAGACAAATACTTTTGAGATAATCTTAATCTTTCTTCTTCTTGTTTTTCTTTTGGTACATCAAACAATACATTAATGTCAAGGTCAGCGTCATCTCTATATCTTTTAGTTAAGATAGAACCTATTAATGAATAATCTAATATAGGATATTCTTTTTTAAATTCTGTAAATTGTTTCATAATCATACCTATAATTTCAGGTTTGATTTTTGGATCTTTATCTTCAGGATTAGAGAATACACCTACAGCATAAGTCTGTCTAGGTATATCAATAACAGCGTCTTGTAGATTCTGTTTCTGATTTTTTAAATGTTTAAATATGTAATCTTTAAATCTCATATTCTTCTCTTTGCCTCTAACTCTCTTTTAATCCACGACATTGCAATTTGTGTTTCTGGTTTACTTCTTAATCTACTTCTAATAAACCTTGAAGCAGTATTTAAAGTTTGTGTAACTAATTCTTTATCATCTTTATTGTTATCTACTATTAACATTTTACTATGTCCAAATACTTTTTGAAACGCACCCATATTTGCTTGAACACCTTTCCAACTTTTTTGTACTATGTATTCAGGTATTGATCTACTTCTAGTTCTATTTCTTTCTAACGCAACATCTAAACTTGTATTTACAAATATCATATAACAATCGTATCCAATGTTTCTTAATAAATTATATTGTCTTTGTATAGATGGATAATCTCTTGCCGTACTATCTACAATCATACCTAGTCTGCCTTTTAAATAAGTATCCATTTGTTTTCCAGCAAATTCTTTTGCACTTTGTCTAATTCTATCTCTAAAATATTTTTCTTCATCTGGCATTTTTAATGATAAATTTGCTTTTCTTAAATCTCTTTCAAACTTAACATCTGAATTAACTAGTTTTAAACCTGTACCTGCAAATGCTGATTGAGTTACAAAAGTCTTACCTGAACCAGGACCACCTGCAAGAAAAAATGCCTTGAAGATACCTGGATCGTAAACACCTTCGTAAATATAATCTCTAACTTCTTGTAAAGTTTTTTTCATTATCCTTTTACCCAATCTTTTGCAATAGTAAAGTTTGCTCTACTAAATTCTAATCTATCTACAAGTTTAACTGCACCTGCCTTTTTATCTACTGCAACAAATCCTTCTGGATTAGTTACTCTATAACCATTAGGTGTTCTAATAAAATGACCTATACTTTGTATCTGCGATAGTTTTTGTATTAAATAATTCTTTGCATTACCTAAACTTACGTGAGAAGCAATAGCAAAATATAATGCACTTCTATTTCTATCTATAAATTTTAGACCATCTGCTTTTGCTTTAATATATCTTTCTTTACCTCTAGCAGTTTTTCTATCAGAAATTTCTGCTGTTAAAATTTGATCGTAATACTCTCTAAACATATCTTGTAATACTTTAACTTTTGCCATAGAGCTACCTTTAGAAGATTTTATATAGTGATTGAAAAATGACTTTAATCTAAACCCTACTGATAAACTATCATTTGATTTCATAACATTTAATAATGGTGCCGCCTTTAGTAAAGAACCTTCTGCCATTCTTATTAGTCCATCAAATCTTGCTAACTCGCTAGATGTAAATGTAGATGAACCAGACGTATCAGTATATCCTGCACTTGCTAAATAAACTGCTGTTGAACCTGTCTTACCACTAATAGTTCCAAACCCTGCTGTTAGTGATGACATACTTTTGCCTGTGTAGTAAGTGTGAAATACAATACCTAATCTTGCTCTGCTAATTCTTCTTCCTAAACTAGAGTTTATTGGTACTGCATATGTGATAGTATTAGGTGTAAAGGTTATCATTTTTTGACCATCTATACCTGCAAGTTTAGTATCACCTTTTGTAAATAATAAATCGCCTTGATAGATACCATTGATACCTAGTCTTTTTAATTCTCTTAAACATACAAGTAATTTAGCGGCAACAGGACCACTATGATTTCTTGCAATATCGCCAGGTGTGTAATTGATTTTAGGTGTTTTGTTGAAGACTGATTTTGTGCCGACAAAAAATTTGCCGTTCTCAGGATTTTTACCTGCGATAATAGCAGGTGCGCCGTCCCACTTAACAGACATATTAACTCGTCCGCTTGAAGAACCTGCCAGCATATTTCTTACTGACTTTAAAAAACTTATTGCATTACGTCCACCATCTGAACCACGATTAATTATATCGTCTTCTAAATGTTCAAGGTGTGTATTCTTTTCTGTGGTAATAAAACCTTTAAAACTAAACATTTCTCTCCAATTTGTTCCATTAATATAATCACATTTTCCATATAAATCAATAATACTATTTATGTTATTTCTTTACTCCATTATACTGCAATTTTAACATATTAAATTTACCTAATTTACCTTTAGGTTTTTCAGGTCTAAACCCAGCATCCGATCTAATAGTCATTTTTAAAGTTAATTTTTTCTTATTACTCATTAAATCTATAAACCATTCTTGTACTGAAGACGTATTTAAGTATGCTTTAACTTTAGTTACTTTAGGTAAAAAATTAGGCAATGGATCACCTAGTTCTTTGTATGTATCTCTAACTGCTTTAACAACTATTAAAGGTACTTTTTGTGCTTTCTGTAATCTAAATTCTTTTGTAATCCATTCTTTTGTTGCTTTGACATTTTTATTTACCATCTTAGCAACCTCTTCTCTACAAACTTTATTCATTACACCATAACCTTGGTCAAACTTATTAAAATCTCTTTTAAAAAATGCTACTAAACTTGAAACCATATCTGGATTAGGTTTTGTTCTATCATTACTTTGCATATAATAATTGTTTTCATTTACCGTTTTAGGTACTTTAATTTTAGAATATACTTCTTTCCATAATCTTCTTTTTAACTTATTCTCTGCTTGAGAGTCAAGTGCTTTATAATAAGGTTGTCTTAAAGTTGTTCCTACATAGGTGTTTAATTTAGGTTCCATAGATTTTTCTTTACCTGCTTTTAAACTAACTCCTGTAATCTCTCCATTCTTGTGCATAATGAATACATCACCTGAATGATTTTCAGGAACACCTTTAGGTTTTTTTCTATATCCCCATACAACATAATCAATAGGATTATCTGCGTGAGTATGAAATAGATAACAAGTAATAGCAAAAGCATTTTGCATTTTTTCATCAAACAATGTAGGATTAATCCTAGAAAATGCTAGAGAGATATTTTCTTTGCCTGCTTTATTATCTTGTGCGTCTATGTATGCTTTGTTGTTTTTATTGTCGTAATCGTAAATGAAATCTTGTAGTTCTTTTACGTTGGTAGGTTTTTTGTTTTTAGTGTTGAACCACAATGCTGGAAACAGCTCCGTTATAGTTGCTGTTATAGTTGTTTGTGCTCCTCCTTGTAAATAATCTGCCATAGTTCTCTCTCTATAACATATTTATAAGGGAGTGTCAAGCCTTGGTCCAAAGAAATTGTGGTATTCCGCCGTTCATTTGCCAGACTTTATGTTTGTTTTGAAAGTCTGCGAGTTTTTGTGCGTCTTCTTCAAAAAAGTATTCTGCAACAGCATTGTTATTAGGTTTTTCTATAACTTGCCATATAAATTTACGACCTTTTTTCTTCATCTTAACTTTGTAAGATAGAGTATCATATTCTTTATCCGATTTAGGTTTTCTATCACCTCTATGAAATCTAACTCTTTGTTTTTTAGGCATACTATACTTTGAAATCTGAAAACTTATCGTAAGGGTCTTCTAATTTAAGTTCAGGTTCCTTTCCTTTATCTACTATGTTTTGTGCTGAGTTTTCAACATCATATAATTTCATTTTTGCCCTATCAACACCTATAATAAATGATCTATTAATACCTGGATCGTTGTATCTATTCTTTAATTGTTTAACTTTCATTTGACCTAGTTGTTCTAGTTCCTCATTTGATTGTAAAGCAAACATAAAGTCAGCAGTTGCAGGTAAACCAAAAGACTCTGCCGTATCTTCTAAACCAATATCAGTTGATACATAACCAGTTCTAGTTGTTTGTGTTGCACTAAAGATTGGTACATTAAACTCAACAGCAAGACCTCTTAATTCTTCAGCAATTGCCTTGATAAAGAAATATGATCCTACATTACCACCTTTAAATCTAGCACTAGTACATATGTTAAGATAATCTATAAAGACAACATCTGGTCTAAAACTTTTCTTTAATGATAGTTCATTAAACAATGCTCTAAAATGACCTGCGTGAGCAGACGCAGTTGGATATTCTTTAATAATTAATTTACCAGTTGATCTGTTTTTTACTTTTAATATTTTAGAATCATACAAATCTTTTGGTAAATGATGTAAGTCATCCATAGATACATCTAATAAATTTGCGTCAATTCTTTCAGCAATTCTTTCTTCCGCCATTTCTAAAGTAATATACAATACATTTAAACCTTGTGCCAAATAAGCACTAGCACAATGACACATAAACAAAGACTTACCTACACCCGTACCTGCAAGAGCAATATTTAATGTTTTACTTGGCACACCGCCTTTTGTAATTCTGTTAAAGTAAGATAAATCAAATTGATACTTCTTCTCTTTTGTATGATAAAATTTAAATCTGTCGTCTGCGTCTTCTATATAATCGTGCCCTATATGTTTATCAAAACTAACTGCTAATGCGTCTGCAAGAATACTAGGTATTGCCTCTTGTGTTCTCTTTTTATCTTTACCATCTAAAATTTTTATACCGTCTAATACTGCATTGTGAACAGCACGATCTTTACAAAACTTTTCTGTTGTATCTAACAACCATTGTTGATCTATTTCTTCAGGATTTAATGAGTTGATTAACTCTTTTACTATTCTATTTTCTTCTTCGTTTATATCTTTACGATTGCCTAGTTCAATTAATATTGATTCTTTTGATGGCAGATTTTTATACTTCAATACAAAAGTATTAATCTCTTGGAATAAAATTTGTTCTTCTCTTTTAGGAAAAAAGATTTCGTTTATAAAAGGTAAAACTTTTCTAGTATAATCTTCATTGAATATAAGATTTCTTAATATTGTATATTCTATTCTTTCATTATTCATA